ATTTAGAAGCACAAGGACCTCTCTTTGCATCACAAGCAATACGACCTGCATTTTCAAACAGAGATTATATTAACCTTTGATTTTAACCAGTTAAAATAAAAACAGGATAGGGAGAAAAGTGAACTACGATTATTCATCTAATTTTGGCTTAGGTGGTGGTACCTTTACCGGCTTTGATCCTGGTGTTTTTAATTTAAATGCTGACTATGGCGGTTTTGGCTCTTCTGGTTCTTCTGGTGCTACTCAAGCAGCTCAAGGTATAGGGGGCATCTTAGGTAATGTTTTTGGTGGTCCTGCAGGTGGTGCTATTGCTTCTGGCGCTATTGGTGTACTTGGTGGTCTTTTGGGAGGAAACTCTGCTCGTTCTCGGACAGAAGCAGCACGCGAAGCACGTCGGCAACAAGAAAACCTCCTTGAAACACAAGTTGAATTGACAACTGGTGCAAACATTGCATCTAAGATTGCCGATTTTAATCTTGGTTCATTAGGTGCTCAACGTAAGTTTGATATTATGAATACACCAAAGTACATGAATGTAGCAGGACGTGAACTAGGTGGTCGCATTGCCGAAAGGGGAACATATGGTTCGGCTACTCCAGCCTTAGCAGGCCGCTTTAGTCAAATGTTTTATGGATGATTAATTATGGATTTTAGTGATCTTGTTGGTAAGTTTGGTACTAGAACTTTTGGTTTAGAAAGTGATCCTTTCCAGCAACTTTTAGATAAGAGAAGTTCTGAACAAATCATTGGTGGTTCGATTGGAGCTGGTTTCGGTGGATATCAACCATCAGGGAAAGAAATGCGAGACATTTATGACTTTGCAGCTTCTACAAACAGAGCAAGTGATCCCCGTGGTTTATCCCAATTAGCTGCCCAATCTTGGAGTTCTACACCACAAGCTCAACTTTCTTTTATTACTCCTGAACAATATGCTATAGCGGCACAAATTGGTAACCCTTTATTTGATCAAAATACTGGAACATTTAGTGGGCGCTATGATGTAGGAGAGGGCCTTAAAAAGAATTACACTGCTTTATCTAACGCGCAAATGGAAAGATTTTTAGGAGCATAACAATGGCAGGAAGACTTTCTCTTAATGACTTGAGGAAACAGTATGGCCAAGGTGCTGACTTTGGTCATTATGACTATCAAATGGCAACGACCAAACATGGTTATTCGCCAAGTGAAGTCTATAGCTGGATGAAGAAGAATGTTAAATATATTGCTCCAGACAATAGAGCAGGCGGCCCAAATAAATTTTGGGAAGACGTTAGGGATACTGCACAAGGTACAGGTAAAGTACCTAACCGTGAATTAGAAGTACGCATTGATCGAGGTGGTGCCGATCAAGGCATGACTGGTGCTGAGTACTCTGCAGGGGTTGATGCGCGTGAACATGCACAAGATTTAGAAAGAATTAAAGTTACCGGCGCTACTACTGCATTAATTAATGGTTTAAAAAATGATGCAGATAGGTATATAGCTGATGCAGCAGCAGCGTCTAATAGGTTTGGACAAATTCAAGAAACTGCACGTAAAAAAATTGGTGAACAAGGAGCAACTGATAGACAAACAATACAAGGTAAATTTGATCTTTTGATTCAAAAAGCAAAAGACAATGGTGCAAAAGATTTGCAAAAAATTGTTAATGCTGGTGCGAGTGATGTAGAAACAATTAGAGATAAAGGAGCTACTGCTAGAACAAAACTAGAAGGTTATTTTGGTCTTGAATCAGATAAAATCAGAGGTGCATCTGCTGAAAAAATTGCAAACACTCAAAGCACTTATGGTATGTTCCAAAGTGCATTATCTGGATTCTGGTCATAGATTAAATTTTTAATGTAGTAGTATAATTAAAACAGTTCATAGATCTTATGCATCATGTCCGGTAAATTAAGCGAATCTGATAAGAATACAGGCGCTACTGCAACACAGCTTAAGCAATTTCAAAACCTTCTTAACCAGCTGGAAGCATCTAAGATGCGTCAGCAACGTCAGCGTTCTGTTGAAGGACGCCGTGACATCTATTCACAGGGTCTTGCTTCAATGATGAGCAACTTCTGATTTTTAAATAGAGGCTTATTATGTCTATCCCTGGCGCAACAACCGATGATTATTTTGACATCGATAAATACAAAAAGGCAGCTGGTGTTGCTGTAAGCGCCTCTAAGCAAAAAATGAGAGAAGAAGGTCGCCAAACACGTAAGAATATTGGTACGACCGGTAGTGAACAACGTACAACCAATGCTCAACAGCAGCGCTTTAGCGAACAAGACGAAGAAAGGGATTACCAACAATCTCAACGCGCCTATCGATTCTGATATAAACGTACAAACGTTTAATTATTGGCTTGATAATTTAGACAGCGCAACACGTGAATCTTTTTCAGCTTTTGCCGCTGATACCTTTTCCCCTATACAGATTTACCTTTATGCTCATTTCCTTGGGTATGAAGGTAGTATCATTTGTGTTGATGATTGGGTCAAAGCAGTTCATCCAAAACCTGATCATCACAAAGTTCTCTTGCATGAAATTAATGAAATGCAAGAAGACATTCGCAAGTTAAGAGAAGATATTGAAAACTTTGCAGTTAAGCGGGATGCAGGTGTAGCACGTATTGCTCAAATGCAAAAAGAGCTAAGGGGTACGATTGCTCAAGTAGATTCCTTTGTATCTTCTAAGGATCGCAAAGGTTTATTGCTTGCAGGTGCAGATCGTGCGTTAAGAGAATTAGCTTCTATTTTTAAAGACGATCCTATTGAAGGTCCATTACAGGAAGCATCAATGTCTGTATGGGCTAGGATACAATTTGAGGATTAACACTATGGAAGAACAAAATACTTTCTTTGCTAAAAACGATTTGCTTGATCTCATTGGAGACATTAATCGCAATCGCAAACAAGCTGTTACTAGCCCTCAGCCTTTCCAGTCTTTATTGAATAGTTTTGAAAATAGTTCTGAAGAAGAGCAATATTTTGAAATGCCCGATAAAGAGCAGGAAAATAAATTAAATTTAGGAATGTAATTCCATGGCCAAGAAAAAGATGCCTCCACAGTTGCTGGAGTATTTTGCAAAAAAGAATAAAACAAAAGAAGGTGACGAAGCAGAGAAATCTGCAGAGAAAGGTTTAAAAGCAGCTCGTGCTGCCAAGAAACATAAAAATAAAAAATAGAGTACTATTTTCTTAGTACCTAAAAAATATTGTGCCGTCTCATCTGCATCTTGCGTATCGCCGTAACGCTAAAGCGGCAGCTGCAAATCATCGTATTCGCAAGACAGATAAAGAAGATATTTTTGAAAAAGCAAGAGAAGATTTTGGCTTCTTTTGTTCTTATGTTGCAGAAAAGCCACCAGCTAACCACCACCTGGAATGGCATAAACAATTAGTAACTAATCAAGATAGTAGTTGCCTTACAGCAATTGCTGGCCCTAATATTGATTTATTAGGTCCACGGGGATCAGCTAAAAGTACTGTATTAGGTTTATATACTGCTTGGGCGATAGGTATTCATACAATGGCACGTAAGCCATTGCAGATTCTTTATCTTAGTTATACGGTTGATATTGCACGATCAAAATCTGCAACTATTAAACGTATTATTGAATCTAAGAAATATCAAGAAGTTTTTCCAAAAGTCAAACTTTTAAAGAATGTAACCAGTAATGAATACTGGTCTATTGATCATAAGTTTGCTGGTATTGATACCACAGGTGATGAACAGTTTACGCTTTGTGCTGCAGGCCTTAAAGGTTCTGTGACTTCAAAGCGTTCTCATCTTGTGATAATTGATGACCCTGTAAAATCTGCTGCCGATATCGGCAACCCAGACATTCGCAAGATGATGCAGGACAATTGGAACGCGGTGATTGCACCGACGATGTTTGAAGGTGGTCGAGCGATCTGCCTAGGGACCAGGTTTCGTCACGATGATATTCACGCGACAACCTTTTGTCCTCAAAACAACTGGATGCAGATTGTGTTGTCCGCCATCTTAAATAATGAAGAGACTGGAGAGGAAGAATCATACTGGCCTGAGATGTGGTCTTTAGATTACCTAAAGGAGAAGAAGAGGCAAGCCCCTATTGCATTCTCATTTCAATACATGAATCAGATTGTGAGACAGAATGAGCTGTCACTAGCGCCAGAGCTTCTGGTTAAAGCTGAGATTGCAACTGAATTTGACATGTTGGGAGTTGGTGTTGACTTATCAGCAGGTACTAAGGAAAAAAATGATTACACAGTAATGGTCTTAGGTGGTCGTATTGGAGATAAGATTCATATTATTGATTACCGTCGATTACGTGTCATGGGTAATCTTGAAAAACTAGATGCATTGAAAGAGCTATTAAATGATTGGTCTGTTATCGGAAGACAGGACGACGGGTTATGGTTCCCTACTTTCTCGACTTGTGATATTTGGTCAGAAGCTGTGCAGTATCAAGCTTCTTTAGAAGCAGACTTTAAACGTGTTTGTTTAAATGAAGAAAATTTATATAATTTGATATGGCATCCCATTAAAGGATTTAGGGCAGATAAGTTAGCACGATTCCGTGGAATCATGGGAATGTTTGAACAGCGTAAAATAGTATTTAACAGATATCGTA